TCGATAGTTTCGACTTTGGCGATAGTTTTATAAGAAACCCCCGCTTCTTTTGCCACTAATTCATTTGCCCTACCCTGGGGAAAATTTTCCCTAGGGTCTGTCTTCCCATTTAACATTCTTTCTTTCGCCTGCTCAGCTATAACAGGCTTCAACTTTAATGCTAAAATCGAACGGTCATACTTCGACAAATTCCTTCTCCCAAATTGATTCTTTATAATCCACTCTTTCGCCTCTTGCTCATCTTCAAAATTCATCTCTTTGGTCTGAAATTCGATATTGTGATTAGTGCAAATCTCATAGCGATTATGCCCATCAACAATAACTCCACCCCAAACAACAAGCGCATCTCGGCAACCCTCGTCTAAAATGTTTTGCTTAAGCTGTTCGTACTCTTCCTCTGATAGATTGGGAATTAAGTTCTTGAACTCTTGGTTGATTTTTAGTTGCATTTAATTCTCCTTTTGATATTGCCTTATCCATTTCTTTCCATTCTTCCATAAAACCTTCTGAAACTTTCTCTAATTCTTTTTCAAGTTCAAAAGATATGTCCCAGCCTGTATGAAGTAATTTGCTATAAACTCCATATTGGCTGATTAAGTCTGATGCAAGAAACCTTTCGCTTTCATGCTCACTCTTCCTGTCCGGATTTTCTGAGTAAAAATAATTAGAAAATACTGCCACAAATATTGCGTTTAATTGCGATTGCTTGTAAATAAGTTCATCAAGTCTGCCAATAAGTTCAAACATAATAAAAACACCCCAGTTTTGAGGTGTTTTGTTTCGAGAGTCGAACTTGTAAATTTAGCTTATAAATATTTGTAATATCTGTAAAAAATCTATACTCGCAACCATTGATGTAAAATGTCTTGCAATGTTTTTGAATAGTTAATACCTGCTCTATCTGCAGCAATTTTCAAATAGTTAGGCATACTTACTGTCGTATTAACAAATTTTTTAATTTCTCGCTCTCTAAGGGGCAACATAAAAGCTTCAATCAAAACCAAGATTTCATTATTGCCCAACTTGATTTTTTCAATTGCGCTCGGAATTGGAATATCATCATTATCTCTTTCCATACCAAATAAATGCAAAGCCAAACATTCCTTTGCCATTTTAATGGCTTCTTCCGTAGTTTCGCCTTGTGTTATCGCCCCAATTAAATCCGGAAAAGTTACTGTTATGCCCTCTTGCCCATAATGAAACAAGGCTGGATAGATATAAGTTATTGGCGTTTCCATTTTAATCTAGCTCCTTTACATTTATTTGTGCTTGGTTAAAAATACTTTTCATTGTTTCTTTATAAAAATCTTTCTTTGGGTGAGGAATAGTAACTTTACCTTTCTTTGTGGGGTGTTTAAACTGATGATGACTTCCATCGCAATCAACTTCATACCATCCATCGTCTGTAATTATTTTCATCAACTCACGCGAACTGTATGACTTCATTTTCTCACCTCTAATTATAATATAACACATAACTTATTATGTGTCAAGTTTTTATTTCAATACCGAAATCATAACAAATCTCTAATATATTTCTGCCCCTCTTATCCCAATTGATGATGGTGCTTGTTGTTTTGGTTCTGCTATAGGTTTTTCTTCCGCATCTTCAAGCAAATCCCATTGTGGATTAAGAATGTTGATCGCGGCTGTGTTATAATTTCGCAAATCAAGAGGCTCATTCCTTGCGCCACTCTTTATTTTTGCCCAAATCATATAAGGCTTACCATTTTTATACTTAGTTATGCGCTTTTCGCTTGTTAATCCCTCGAAGTATGTTAAGTCATATCCTCTATCCACCTCTATTGGGAAATGGCAAAATCCATCACCCTCATGCTCTATTTTAAGCCAACTCATTATTGTATCTTTTCCAGTATCAACACCAACATTAAAAAGAAACACTCCATTTTCGCGCCGTTTTGGTATCTTTACAAGTGGAACTGCATTTCCTGCAACACCTTTTATAGCAAAAATTCGCTTCATTTCCCTTGGTTTGCAGTATTTATAAACTTCATCAGTTAAATACCCACTATCCACACAACAGCACATTATCTTCAATAAATCGCCATTTTCTTTAGTATATTGTTTATCTAATATCAAATCTAGTTGATTCCATACATAATTTTCAGTTGGGTTGCCCATAATCACGCCATATCTGATGCCCCAACTTTCAAACCCTCTGCCCCAACCGCAAACTTCATATTCTAGGCGGTTATCTTGCACATCCACACTACATGTTAGAACTAAAACATCACTAGGAACTTCACAATTATAATATTCTCTTCGCTTGGAAACAATCTCGCCGGCATCAATTTCACTTTGTTCTTCCCAACTTTCACCTAAAGAAGTGTTTACCCATGTTTTTAGCATCTGTGGGTTGTCCTTTTTCGCCAAAAAATCTTTCATTATGCTCTCCCAAGAGCTCCAAGGGGAAGCCAGCTCGTTTAAGTGAAACCCACGTTTTTCTTTGTTTTCTGGTTTTTTTGCTATCCATTTGCCATCATTTGCTTTCCATTCATACTCTTTTGATACTTCAAGGCAACGCTCACACTCCATGCCTTGCATCTGATACTCACCATTACCATCTTTTTCAAACTTAATAGCACCCCAAGTCAAAGGATTGTATTCACCACACTTTGGACAAGCCAAGCACCATTCTTCCATTGTGGATTGGTTGTATTCTTCTTCAATTCTGCTTACGCCTTTTACAGTAGGAGTAGAAACCATAACATGTTTGCGATTATGAAAGGTGGCCGTTCTCTTTTGCACTAGCGAAACTGGATCGCCCTCATCACCGACATTCACCGGGAATCTATCAACTTCATCCATTAGCACAATCCTAATGGGCCTGCTCGCTAAACTTGCCGAACTGTTCGCACCCACTAATGTCAAATGCCCTCCTGCAAATCTTTTATGCAATATTGTGCTATTTTTATCTCTTTCTTTTTCTTCTGTTTTGGCGCGCAAAGTAGGTGTATCGCGAAACATAGGTTCAACTCTATCTTTACTAAAGCCCTCAGCCATTTCCACAGTTGGCATAACATACATAATGGGTGCAGGGTCATAATCAATGTAATAACCAATAGTATTTAGCAACGCTTCAGTCTTGCCTAACTGCGCCCCACACATTAAAACAACATTTTCAACAAGTGGGTTGGATATGGCATCCATAATTTCTCGCTGATAGGGCGCACGGCTTGTCCTCCATTGCCCTGCCTCGCTACTTGATTCGCTTGATAACTTTCTATAATTATCTGCCCACTCTGATATTGTCAATTTTGGAGGTGGAGCCACAACCTTAACCGCTTGTCTTATTAGTTTTATTGTTTTTGGATGGACTTTCTGCATAATCATCATCTTCTATATCAATATAATCACTATCATAAAAAGCTTCGGGATTATATTCCGAAAGCTCCAATAAAGCCTCATCAACTCTGTTTGAAATAAGCGTTGATATTTCAGCCATGTTCATCGTTGCATTTACTTCGGCCGCTACACGCACCGGCAACGCCCTCATCTTTTGTTTAAATGCTATAAGCATATCAGTCCAAACCAACTCAACACTTTGCGAGCTGTGAACGTCTCCTCTGATTTTTGCCAACTTAACTTCTGCAATCTCGCGCTTTGTTTTTTCATGCAACATTTGCTCATATAATTTTTTCTCTTTAAGTTCTATGGGCTCTTCGTCATATTCTTCTTTAACCTTGTTACAACGATAATCTATATAGTTTTGAACTGACCAAGGCAAATCATATCTGCCCCTTGCAGTTTTAACTATGATGTCATCATCAATTAGCCGATGCACTGTGCTTTCACTAACTCCCAGTAATTCGCCTATATCTTTTCTGTTTCCAGTTTTTTCCATAATATCTCACCCTGTTAGGTATTTCTTCTCCAAGCGTTTAGGATTCGCTCATACCTAGCCCCAAAACGCGCCTCTTGGCATCCGCTGATTTTTTTAACTCCCAAAAGAACCTAAATTTCAAAGTTTTTCATCATTAGATAGCCCCTGCTAACTGTGGCCTACAGCTCGCCAGGGCTACCTAATAAAGGAGGACATCAAAATGAATACTCATTAGACTTTGTCCATTTACACAATAGCACATAGTGGGGTGGACATGCAAGGGCCATTTTTATAATTCTTTTATATAAGGATTAGCCTTCTCGAAACTTACCAATGCACGTTTTATAAGCTTTTTAATTCCACTATCATCAGCTTTATCTTTCTTAACACATATCTCTGGGATGGTCA